ATTTTAAAGTCGATTCGTCGAACATCGTTGTCCTTAAAGACAATTTCCACCGACGTATCTGATCCTGCCCCTTTCATATTGCGTCCTCCTTTCGGTCCTTTCGGTAATTTGGGCTTGTCGTGAACTATGGATTCATCGCCGTTCGTGACCGCTCCTCCTTTCACTTTTCTGAGCCCATCTGTTCCAAGTCCTGCCTTTCGTTCTGCCATATTTTCCTCTAAGGAACCGTGAAGATTCCTAACAAACCGTGGTCCTGCATTGCTGCATCGCAGTTCAGTGTCACCATGCCATACGTCGCCGAGTTCGGATCGGGATCAATGTAGTGGTCCAGATACGGAATAACGAACGACTTCTCGGCGTCTACACTGGTGACTTTCATCACGAAGTTGTGCATGCCTGCATCGTTTGTCCCTGCGGCATTGGCACACGCCAATGGCATACTGCATGGAACTTTGCATACTGCGCTTACGGTAACATCCGCACCGGCGTTTTTAATCGTGATGAAGTTACTCGTGCCGGTAGGTGTATAAGTCACTGTTGCGGGTAAGGAACCCGTGACAAACGTTTCTTGCGCGATCCCCATTACTGTCAATGCAGTTACTACAGGCGGGGAAGTCATAATTCCCTTTATATCTTCTTTGATTTTGGCTACCATCATGTCGCCGCCTTTAACTGGAATAGTCCGGCCGTTACACCTGTGACTCCGCTATACACAAGTTGCACGTAGCCGTCGTCGTCGGTGAAGTCGGTGGTGTAAGCGGAACTATCAAACGCGATAGTTACGTCTGCGGCACCACCTATGGATGTGACGATATCGGCGCCCCCGAGCCATAATGTCGCGGTTCTTGCCGTGGTATAGTTGTTGACTAAGTTCGTGTCGATCGTAACTGCATTTGCGAGGACTGATAAAACTATGCAGGTTTCGCGCCCTGCGCTGTCAACGATTGTGCAGCGATCACCGATATTGAACTTGTTGCCTGCAGTAACGTTAATCACTGCTTGACCGGAGTTTGCGGGGCCGGTAAGCACTGAGTTGACTGGCGCTGCTCCACCTGGGCGTTGTGTGGGTATCGTTAGGGTGATTCCTGCCCCCGCGTTCTTGATCCTGAGAAACTCAGGAAATGAGGCAGGCCTGAACCGATCTCCACACGCTGTAGCGGCGCCTAACGTCTGCTGGGTTCCCACTGTGGTTATAGATGTAGGCGTTAAAGTCGCCATGATTTCCTACTCCTATGATGCCATCGTTGGGAATGTAAGCGGTCCGTCTGCAGTGAACGTTCCTTTTAGAGTAGCTTCTGTCGCTACTTGGTAGTCAAGCGTTGCAGTTTCCATGTATCCAAATCCCTGCGCCACATAGCCGCCAGGGAATAGAAGTTCGACTTGAACCCGGCCTGGTTGGTTCGCTGCGTCATCCATAAATGTTGCTCTTATATAGTCTATGGTCGCTTCTGCGTGTACGCCGTCTGACTGAAGCCAGTGCATGCCGGTAAAGTCTATAGACCAGTCTCGATCGCCTGGCACCCTGAATGTCCATCTGTTTGAACCCTTCCAGTTGACGGCAATAGTCGTCATCTTCAGGTTCAACGTGCATCCTCTTTGACCGAAAAGCGTTGTCCACGTGCTGTTCATATTCATTTTTAACAGCACATCGGTCCCGATCAAGGGAATTTCATTTGCCATTATCTATTTCACCTCTTGTTTTACTCGTTTTCCTTTAGGAAACGGTTTAGTTCGGGGTTTCACGCCTGCCGGATATTGAACTGAAAGATAGTTGAGCCCTTCCACGTTCTTCGATCGCGTTGGAGCGCACTAGGAACAGTTCGTTCGTGAATTTGAAGGTAGTTAAAGAAGCCATTATCTAGCACGATATTTGTGCTTGTTATTGCCGCTCTAATATCGTCTATGGCGTCTTTCACCGCGTCTGAATTTTCGCTTTCATCCCATACATTAATAGTTGCTCTCAGTTTCTCGATCGTGGTCGTCTTCGTCTGGATAGTTGAGATTATGTCCACGCTCGCTATTTCAATATACGGAGGCGGTTGGTTCTTCCGTGGCTTTTCTGAAACATTCCAGTCTGGAAGTGCCGCTTCAATGCGGCCTACTAATGCAACTTGTAAATCGTATGCAGCGGAATTTAGTGTCATAAACCTATCAGTTCACTTAATGCAAGTTCAATTTGTAGTAGTAACATTGCAGGAAGCTTTTCTTGCGCTAGGTATGCAATATATTGTTTGCTCTCCACACCTTTCTCCCCGATTGTGCGAGCGACCACGTATGCGAACTGTTTGTTAGTATATGATGTGCTATTGTGCCTCGAAGCCCACCCTAACAACGCCGCTACTGGAGGTGGTGTAGAACCAGGAGCGCGAGCAAATGGATTGGCGGGGACGGCCTCAATAGCCGTTGAATATTGTGCCATTGAACGCAGTTGTGCATCAAAGATCGCGGTCGGAGTCGCGGGTACTATATCTATCAATGACTTCGCGGCCCCGGTGTCAACCTTGATATCATCTTTGGCCATACCCTCAGCTTCTTCGAGGGCTATGTTGACGCCCGCTGCACAGCTCGCCGGAGCGCTAGCTGCGAACGCTTCTAACGAGGCGATACAAGCTATGTCATCCACATAAACATCTGCCATTCTCTCTCTCCGTATCGTTCTTTCGTGATTTATACTTATTTAATTAGCTCATATCAAGAATTGGGCTGATGAACATCCTACCTTTGATCGGGACAAATGTGGCCGCGATCGCCCGTATATTTTCAGGACTCATGACGCCGGGATAGACCGCCTGAGCCATGTGCTGATAGATTATTGGCGTTCCGTAACTCTTCGTGGCAGGAAGGATCGTGTCGCCTGGTAGAAGATCAAACATGAACATAGTGATGATCTTCGTTACCGTAGCTGATGTAGTGTAGGCGTTTGCTAACGGATTGACCATCGTAAGTGTCAGGCCCGGACCAACATCAGCGATCGTATTGACTTCCATCATTTCGCCATCAACGATGTTGACGATATCACCTGCGGCAAAGTCCTTCGTCGGCCAGCCATCGTTGGGTCGTGGCGGGAAGCCGCTGACTTGGGCCACTGTGAGCACACTTGACGGAAGCGTTACTGCATCGGCGACCGTCGTTGACGGCGCTGTGTCCAACATTGCCTGCATAGTAAGGGTATCTTTTTTGATTTGCTGAACGCCGTTGAGACTTGCTACCCACGTCACTACGGAACCTGTTAGGTCCATCGGTGTGCCGTCTGGATTTGTGGCAATCACTTGGATGAATGGTGAAGACTGTTCATCCATATTTATGTCGGGATTATCCCGCGTGAGAACTGTTATTTCGCTCATGCTTCCTCTTAATTCTAAATTCCCTATTCAACTTTCGCAATGCCTTTGAATAAACCGCGTTTGTGGCCGTCTATAGTAAACTCTGCGAGGTGCGTGTATTCGCCTGTCGATAGGCCTGCCGTTTCTGTCTCCCAGAGATCGATCGTGATATACCCTTGTTGAGGATAATCAACGGTGATGCTTCCTGGAGCTGTAGTTTTGGTTATGAGGTCACCCCTTGCCCCCATCAGGCGCCAGCCAATGACTCCTTCAGCAAGTGTAGATTCCAGCTCGGTTTTCGTGCTGTCGGTGTAGATCGCCGCCTGAATCCGGTAATAGTCCCCGGCCGTTATCGGCGGGTCAATAATATCTTGATCTTGTAGCATCTAATCACATCCGTTTCACTGGCCTGATGAGCCCTCCAAGCATATGCGTTCCAAAGACGTGCCCTCGAGGTTAATCACGTTTATTTCTGTTCCTTCGAGCTTGATGCTTGGCGGCCTGGGATCGACACCCCACACGATGAACGAACCGCCAACCACTGCGAAACCGGTGTCAATGATGACTCCTGTCCCAACATTGTTTGCGACGCCGCCAAGAACGTTGTATTCGGTCGAGATGACAACACCTTGTATCGTGAGCCCTTCTGCAGCGACGCCCCCGACAACACCGTATGCGGTCGAAACGATAGCACTTTGGATCGTGATGCCTTCAACGACGAGTCCGCCCACCACGCCGTAACCAGTGGAGATAACTGCGCCGCGTATGAGTATGTTATCAAAGGTCGAGCCGCCGACCACCGAGAAACCAGCGTCAATGGTCACTCCCGATATGACGATGCCAATGCGTCCAACGCCTCCGACGACCCAATAGTGAGTCGAGACGACTGCGCCTTGTATCTTGACGTCCTCCGCGATGGTGCCACCAACAACGCCAAATTCACTCGAAACGACTGCCCCCGATGCAGTAAGCGTTCCAGAGCCGCCGACGATTCTGTATTCGGTCGAGACGACGGCACCCACTGGCACCCACAGGTCCCATCCGCGGAAATACCAGTCCGTCAGCACCACATTGAGCACTGCGGTAGTATCTTCGAGTACTGGGACTTCTTCACATTGCGAATACGGAAGGCGACAGCTAAAAAATCCTGTTTTCAGTCCGAACGCATGCGTGTAATCAATGTTGGGGGCGCCGGCCGAAACACTGCTATCCATCAGAGCGAAAGGGGCTTGCAGCGTGAGATCGCCAACGACCGATCCACCAATGACTCCAAAGGTGCTTACAGTCGGGACGTCGCACGCTAAGATATCTGTTAAACCATAGAAATACCAGTCCTGTATGACCGAATCAAGGGCTGTGATAGGATCTTCGATCTGTGAGTATAGGTAGCGGGGACCAGTACGTAGTCCTCGCGCAGTAGTCCCGCGTACGGAACCCCCGATGACGCCGTAGCCAGGTGAGATATATACAGCAAACTGGGCGAGTTCACTGAAATACCACTCAGTCAGGACACAATCGAGAACCGTTCTTGGGTCTTCTAATTGAGAACCCAAATAACGGCGCCCCGTGCTTCGGCCGTACGCGAGACTAGCGACACTCATTTTCTCTCGCCGTTCACTTGTCTATTATCTGCGTCTGACTTATCACCGTGTTTGCTGTTGCGGCAGTCGTTTGGAAGATCCACATCAGGCATGCATTTGCTGGAATCTGCGGAAGCCCCACACTGGCCCAATCGAGGGTATATCCTGTACCACTGGCGAGCAGTGGGATAGCCGCGATAGGTTTTAAGAGGGTTATCCCCCACGAACCCGAAGTCCACGTCTGCGAATTTACGATGCTTGTCAGTTGTGATACTCCAACCGAACCGACCTGCAACGGTATCTGCTGCATCTGGCCGATAACAGGAGCCGACAGGATCGTTGATAGAACCCCGGATTCGGCGCCTGCCGAAGGGTTTAGGTCGTTAGCTGTGATCGTTCCTGTGTTCGCACCCGCCGCTACATATTGCTCGATCCATATTTGAACGCCGACGCCGCTATCTGTGATACGTGCTGGAAGGCTACCAGGGGTGGTGACGGAATACGTCGTCGCTGCAAAGCCCATGCCGGAGCACGCCCACAAACGGTCGCAGAGTATCAGCGTACCGGCTACTGTCGAGGTTGCGAACCACTTTGCGAGCCAGTTTTGAGTTACTGCGTTGTTATAGGTCATTGCGCCGGTTGTCGTTTTATCGCAGGCATAACCCGAACCGGCTGTATAAGCCGGCGGTACAGCGCAGGCCCCCGGGTTTCCCGCAGCGTAAAACGAACTTTGAAATGCGCCAGCTGCTAGTCCTGCCGAGAATTTCTTCATCGCCCAGTAGTTGTTGTTCTGAGCGCCAAGTCCCGCGACTACATCGTTAATTGTAGTGATGGTCATTTCCTATTCACCCCGTCACGCTGTTCGGAACCTTCTGCCTGAAAACGCCGCCGAGCGACGTGAAGTCGTATTCGAATACCCCACCAAGACCCGTTTGCGGGGCTCCCAAATCGTGATAACACAGGAGTGGGGATGTGCTTGCGGTGCCGGTGTTCTTGAGTATCACGATGTACTGGAAAGGACCTGCTGTAAAGGGCGCACTCCACACAAGGTTAGCCGCACCAAATTTCAGGTATCGGTAAGTGTCCGTTACCATCCCAAGCGTTCCGGATGATAACGCCATACCTCCCGCAGTATAACCGTTCGCAGTCGTCAATTCGCCCGTGACGTTGTTGTAGTATGTCCAGTCTGTGTAGTGTGTTGCCGGCGATGTGTTCGTCAATATCGCCATTATTCGACCCGCAGTTATATCAGCAGTCCAGCTAACATTATTCTGTGCTATCTGCGTCGGGCCACTTTCAAACATATATCCTATAGTTGCCATTTATACCTCCATTTTTACTTCAGTCATTTTTCTACCTCTAATGTCCATGGTCCTTCCGCCATTTCTCTCTGTCAAACTTAGTAGCTTTCGCCGGCGGCTTTGAAATCTCTTCCTGATGCGTTGCTACGTTCCACGTCTTTGAATCGTACACCGTAAATGACGCTAAGTCATCTTCGAGCGGATAAATCACTTGACGCACGCTGCTGATGGTAGCAGCGACTTCATACGTGTAACTGCCGGGTACTAGATATTGCGCATCCGCAGGAAGTAATTGGATACAGGCATTGCATTGCGTATTATCTGCCGTCGCAATCGGATTCGTGGTGATTGTTATCGCAGTGGGTGAGTCTGTGGTCTTTTTAGTGAGGATTGGACTGCCTGAGGCATTAGAAATCTCTAAAACAACTAGGGCAGCCGTTAAGTCCTTCGGGACCACGGCGCTGTATAATGTAGTAACGACGTCGATCTCATAGTTCGTGCCAACGCGCATACCAAAGTCGTCCGTCATTAGAACCGCCCCTGTACGATCACACGGCGTTTCGTGAGTGGAGTCTGAACTGACGCACCCCATGTAGTCGTCGGAGTGACGATGAAATCACCTGTGAATGTTATTTCCTGTAATGCTTCTCCGAAATACAGCCGCAGTTCAAACGTGTAGTCCATAATCTTAGTAGTTGAGCCAACGCCAAACGCT